AGACAACTGGAAAACTTACAGACAAGCACTTCGTGATATAACATCACAAGCTGGTTTTCCAAACTCTGTTACTTATCCTACAGAGCCTAGCTAATGTACTTTGAATCAATAGACTATAACCCATTACACATCTTAGACAGGAATTACCACCCATGCCCAATGATGAAATTACACTAAAGTATTTAGCAGAAAAACTAGAGCATATCCATGCAGATGTGGAGAAGAACTCTGAAGATATAGTAAAACTAAAAACTGAATTAAGTTATGGAAAAGGTGCAGTCAAAGGAGTTCTTTTCTTAGGCAGTATCGTAGGCATACTTATTGGAATTACGAGGTTGATGTAATGTTTCTATCACTACTACCTTCTGTCTTAAAGACAGGCATAGATGTATTCGGTAACCACCAGAAGAGCAAGGTTGCTATGAGCCAAGCAAAACTGCTACATGCAGAGAAAATGGCGAATGGTGAGATTGAATATCAACAGGCTATTATGGCTAATCAGAACCAAGGATGGAAAGATGAGTTCGTTCTTGTACTGATAAGCATACCGATATTACTACTGGCATACTCTGTGTTTACAGATGATCCAGACATAAGAGCCAAGCTCGATATATTCTTTGATTACTTCTCGAACATGCCTTTCTGGTATCAAGGATTATTTGTTGGTGTTGTTGGTAGTATCTATGGATTAAAAGGCATAGACTTGTTGAAGAAAAAATGATTAAGAGAATCGTAAGTGTAGTTATACTAGCCATACTTTTTATGGCGTGTTCAAGAACAGAAGTTATCGGTGATGATAACAACAATGTGAGTGGTGATAATACTCTTATTTCAGGAGGATATACCAGCTCCTCAACGACCAATTTCCAATCAGGAAGTGAGAGTACCACCACCAGCACAACTACGAACACCACCAATAGTAAATCATATCCAAATGTTTCAACTGCCTCTGCTCCACCTACCAGTTCAGGTATAGATGTCTGTCACCTGGGAAGTTCACTCGGATTACAATCAAGTGTGTTTGGATTTAGTTCAAGCTCTTCTGCTATTGATGAGAACTGTGTAAGAATAAAGTTAGCTAGGGAGTTAGCAACAGTACATCAGATGAAGGTGGCTGGGATTGCTATCCTTTGTCAAGATCCTATCGTGTTTAGAGCTATGATGTCTGCTGGTACTCCTTGTCCATTTGAGGGCAAGATTGGTAACAAAGCACAAAGGCTGTGGGATAAGTACCCAGACTTGAGACCTGATGTTATCGAACACAAGGAGCGTGAAGAGATTAAAGCTAAGGTCAAAGCCTTAGAGAACCAAGACAACAGAGCTAGATAATGAGATGCTGGGTATACTTATTCCTTTCCTTGTTTGTGGTATTAGTTGCAAGTGCAAAGACAAATGCCGATGTCAGTAGTAACCTTCTTTCTAATAATTTTATGGATGATTGGACTGGTACTAATGACCACTATCATGGGAGTAGTATACTTGCTGGTGTCCATGACGAATATCGTGAGCAGACCATCACGCTCTCGGACCACCTCACGCCAGTCGAAATACAAGGAGTAAGTTCTGCTGAGTTCAATGCAGAGATTTGGTTCTGGAACTCTTACGAACAATCAACCTCCCTTAGCCTAGGCATTGTAGATTCCAATGGCATTGAATACAATAACACCATAACTGTTCAAGGTGATTGCACCAGTTGGAATGGCTGTGGTTATCAGACCTCACCTACCAATACCATTGTCATAACTAACCCAGCTGATGACATGGATATAACTGCAAGGTTTAGTTTCTCAGTACCCTCTCGACCTAACTCCCATTACGCTGCTGATGTAAAAGATCCTAACCTTGTAGTAAACTACGAACCTTTTAGCATAGACCTATCTGCAACGGATGATATTAATAATTGGTTAAGTGCTTTTGAGGAACAGTTCCGAGAGGATTTTGAAGAGCCAGACTTTTTTATAACAGAGAATTTTGATGAGCCAGATATTATCTTTGATGACTACTTGTTTATGGAGGAGCCAACAGTAATTTTTGCACCAGAGCCAGAGTACCTAGCTCCAACCATTGACTTCATGGAGGAGGCTCCTATATTTTTTAGTGAGGAAGAAATCGAATTGCCTTTGACTACAGATGAGGTTATGGAAAGTATGGAGTTTATGATGATGCCAGAGGAGATGCAAGAAGAAGTCTTGGAATTAATGAGTGAGGAACCAACAGAGATACCAGAGGAGATTGAAGAGATGCCAGAAGAGATAACGGAGGAGGCAGAGGATATGTTACTAGAACCAGAGGTCATAACAGAGGAGGAGTTTGTTGAGGAATCTATCAAAGAAGAAGTGCCAGAAGAGATTAAAGAAGATGTGTCTATGGAAGGTGAGACACCAGAAGAAATTAGTACAGATGATGTCCAGGATATTAAAATAAAAAAGACAGCACTCGCTGAGGCTATCGAGATAGACCAGGTGCAGATTACATTGATGATAGATTCACAGCCTATCATGCTTGATACAGCTTTCTATACACCAATAAATATTTACCCTCAGCAGATAACTATGGTTGATAATAGACAGATTTATGGTAACATAAGTTATGTTGTCAATGATCCACTAACCACACATAACAATTTAGTAAATGGGAACAGGGAACAACAATACGAAATACGAACTAAACTACAGGGTATGAGATGGATAAACTAAAGAATAATTTAGCAGGGATAGTTTCCCTGATTGGCGTAGTCGGTGCTATTGGTGCAGGGTTCACTACCTATGGTCAACTGATTACAACTATATCTGTTCTCGAAGAGAAGATAACAGACCTTGAATCAAAAGAGTATGTTGTTAATGAGACTGTTGACCTAACAGATATTAATAATAAGATTAATGACAACTACGAATCTGTATTAGATAGGATTAGTGAAGTGCAAAAAGATATTGGTAAGAATAAAAACAATATTGATGTACTCGCAACTCGCACAGACCTACTTGATAATTTATACGAGGACATGAATTTACAAAACAGTAATCCCATGCTGAGATAATGTATGGAGATTATGATAACTGGACATATAACTATAGAAAGGAAGTATTAATGTTAGAAAAACTAAAAACTATCGTGCTAGGGATAGGCGTGAGCAGCCTGTTTGTAGAAAAGTGTGGCTGTGGTTACAAAAAATACAAACGCTCTGTATGGGCTTCTCTGATCGTTGTAGGGCTATTGTTAATTTGGCTGTTATAAAATAAGAAATCGGTAAGTGATGGTAGATTTAAATAAAGGTATGAAGTATGATCTTGAGGACATTGATTATGAATACAAGGTCCCTGGGAAAAAGAGAGCTGGTCGATTAGAGAGTGGCTTGATGAGTATTGAAAGTAGGATAGATAAATTATTGGGTAATTTTAGACCGACCTATGATGATGGGGTTTATGGAATAGAATACAAGATAGATTATTAATGACAGAAGAAGAGTTAACATTACCTTACGAATACGTTGTAACTGAATCACCTGATGGTACGTTCACTACCACGATAATATGCAAAGGGTTCCCCACCTTTGAAGATGCAAAATACTTTACTGCTATGATGGATGCTATGATGTCTGATGATAAGATGATTAGCTTTGAGTTACATTAAAATGTTTTTGGGACAGAGGACCTGGGAGGGAAATATAAAAACCTAGTCCTCCATCCATCACCATACGTTAATATAAAAATTATAAAAACATACCCAGATTAAATCACTAAAATATATCCTTGTCAATATCCTTGTAATATATTTATTTGAATGGTACACTTTATGTATAACATAGGAGGATGTTATATGAACAAAGTTGTACTAGTAATAAGTGATTTACATATTCCGTATCATCACAAAGATTCTTTTGCTTTTCTCAAAGAAGTAAAGAAAGTATTTAAACCAGACACAGTCATCAACATCGGAGATCTATTAGACTTCCATGCTATCTCGATGCACGATAGTGATCCAGACTTACCTAGTCCTGGCAATGAACTATCCATAGCGAGGCAATACATAAGAGAATTAGAATCAGTATTCCCTGATGTAACCGAGGTACACAGTAACCACAGCTCTCTAGTTTATAGACGAGCTATCAAGTATGGTATGTCGAGGGAGTTTTTAAGACCTTATGCAGATTTCCTAGGAACAAAGAAGTGGAAGTGGGTAGATGATGTTACACTCAAGCTATCTAATGGAGAGAGGGTACATTTTACTCATGGAAAATCAGCAGATGTTTTGAAAGTATCTCAGGCTATGGGGATGTCAGCAGTCCAGGGACACTACCATACTAAGTTTAGTATAGGCTATTGGGCAAACCCTGATAGATTATACTGGGGTATGCAAGTTGGCTGCTTAATAAATCAGAAGAGCCTAGCATTTAGTTATGCGAAAAACTTTTCCACAAGATTTATACTAGGCTGTGGGATTATTATTGATGGAGTTCCCAGGTTACTTCCGATGGTTCTTAACAACAGAGGTGATTGGATCGGTACAGTCGTTTGACATGATATCTTTTGTAGCCTTGAGTGAATCATAAAGATATCTATCGTTCCTTTTTAAATAATTAATGTCGTACAGATTATCAGTCCATACGACATCAACGTCTTGAGCGTTGCTGTATTGTAATTTATCATACAGCTCCACCCACTTTTCATAGTCCTTTGGCGTTCGCATATTCTTGTTGCTCTTTAAGTTCTTTACCTAGCTTGATAAAGTTCTCTCTTAAATTTAACAACTCCTGGTAGTTGCCTACTGATTCTACCTTATGCTCTTTTATACTTTTACATACATTAATTAAGTTCTTATCAGCACATAACGACCTGATGTCCTCTATGTTTTCAGCATCCAACTCTTTAAATTTAGTGATGAACATATTGACAACTGGGATTAACTCACTAGGAAATGTAGGAGCATCATCTACAATACTTTGTTCAATGCCATCGTCATCAAGATATGTAGTGGCAGTATTACCTTTTGGTTTTTTAGCATTAGCATTGCCATCATCATCTGCTGTTGCTAATCCATAGATTGCACATAAGCTGTACCTCTTTGCATAAGTTATGGCAGATCCAACTGCATGACTATCATCAAATTTATTTCCTTTAACTGATATGATACACCTTGCAGTTAGAACATTATCACATTCTTTATGATACACATTCGTTCTCACAAATTGTATTGTGCCATGCTCGGTTATCTCATAGTCCATTGATTGACTAAAAGATAATCCATACTTAGCACCATGATTGACTGCTTGTATTACTTCATCAAGATTTGCATAGTCGCTCTTGAAAAATGGATTCTTTGCAGTTTTCTTTGCAGTTATATTATCGCCCTGAAATTGTGATAAGGCTTCTAATAATTTATTATTCTTCTCTGTCATTTGATATCCCTTCTTGTTTATTAAATGCTTTTTCTAATTTAGATTGTTGTTTTCTTACCTCTCGATCAACAGTCGATGCGAGAAAGCTACCTTGCATTTGCCATTGCCTTAGCTGGTCATACAAGGAGCTATCCTCAAACTTCATATTGTTTAAAGGTATAGATTTTACTTGGCTAATTACTTCACTACAAAAGACTACCCACTCTGTATTCTTTGAGAGGTTAGCTACTTGACTTGCAGTATATTCATCAGCCATAGTTTTAATTTGTTCTACATCTTTAATTGTTATCATGTTTGCCCTCGCCTATCGCTTGTTGTTGATAGTCATACCATTTGTCTGACCACATTTCACTCAACTGATCTTCAATCCATTCATCAGGATTTTCATCACTTGGTATGAATGTCAGCAAATGAGTATGCTTAGACATAACTTGCATGAACTCTCCGAGACTTTCGCATCCACCTATCTCTCTGTTTGCTATTTCCCAGTACTGATCTTCTAGGTCCATTAAATAATCTTTATACTTACTCATTATATACCTCCTTTAAGTTCTGTTAGTTTCTTGTTGAGTTGTTCACACGCTTCATTGAACTCCCTAAGTTTCTCATAGAACTGATCGCCTAGGTCATCCATATCTGCATTGATATCATTCTCTAACTGATTAACTATCAGCTTTAGTGGTATAGTTTCTTTTGTCATTATTTTTTCTCCAGTAATTGTTTTAGTAATGATTGTTTTTGTTCATCATCAAAGCCTAGCAATATAACTTTTGATGCTTCTGTAAAATCTGGTGCTGTATCGTATGCCAGATCATTTAAGAACTTTGATAGTACATAACACATATTTACTACTTGTATGT